CTTCCTTTTATCCCCCTGACGGAGGGGGGATATGTCCGAATTGGAATGGTAAAGAATAGGTAAAGAACGATCGGCGCTCGCTTACATCGATGTGTGTGAATGGGAGGAACGGGTGCACCAGGAGCAGCTGTGGTCGGACCAGACGCCGCATCCGAGCCTCGGTGAGGTCCGCAGAGCCCTCGATCGCGACCTGAAGGCCGCTCGAGAGGCCGGCCAGGCGTTCCTGGAGACCGAGGTGGCCGCTGTGCGGCGCCAGGCCAACGATCTGGACCGTCTGGAGCGGCTTTTGGCGCACGGCGAGGCGAAAACGTGGGACTACAACCCGAAAACGACCGCGCACCAGGCGTACATGGAGTCTGTGCGCAGATTGTTCGGTGAGCGCGATGACGACGACGACCCATTTGCCCGTGCCGTCGCTGAGATCGAGGCCGCCGCACACGCTCGCGCCGCCGAGGTTCTGGACTCCCCGCGATCCGAGCCGCCCGACTGACGCTGCGTTCGGCGAGGCGGTGGCCGCGGTGCTGGGGCGCCCGTGGCTGCCGCCGCAGCGGGCGATCGCCGAGGTCGCCGGCGAGCTGCTGCCCGACGGGTCGTACGCCTACCAGGTGGTGGCGGTCACGATGCCCCGCCAGTCCTCGAAGTCGACGACGGCGTACGACGTCGCTCTCGGTCGCGGGCGGGCGCTGCGTGACTTCCGGGTGAAGTACGCCACCCACAAGGGCACCATCACCTCCGAGCGGTTCGTCGACTGGTTCCTCGAGATCGAGCGCCTGCCACGGGTCGCCGCCCAGATGAAGCTGCGCCGCTCGCGGGGCACCGAGTCGATCGGGTGGCGGCGCACCGGGTCCTACTTCCAGGCGTTCCCCGCGATCGACGGAGCGCTGCGTTCCGCGGCCACGAACATGGTCGTCGTCGACGAGGCCCAGGAGCACAACGCGGTCGCCGGCCGCAGCCTCAAGGAGATGATCAACGCGACCTTCAACACCCGCGTGCGCCACCAGCTGTGGGTCGTGTTCTCCGCCGGCACCGACGCGTCCGAGTATGCCGCCGAGTACCTCGAGCGTGGCAAGGCCGGCGACCCCCTGGTCGCCCTGTTCGACTACGGCTGCCCCGAGGAGGTCGACCCGCTCGACCCTGCCCTGTGGCACACCTGGCACCCGGGCCTGGCGTACGGCCTGACGAACCGCAACGCCCTCGAGCTCGCGCTCGCCGACGACGAGGCCGCGTTCGTGCGCGAGTACGGCAACGTCTGGACCCGCACCGTCACCGCCCGGGTGATCCCCGCCGAGGCGTGGGCCACGGTCCAGCGCCACCGCGAGCCCATGCCGCCCGGACGGCTCTGCCTGGCGATCGACGTGTCCGCCGACCGGACGACCGGCGTGATCGCGATCGGCGGTCCGGCCCGGCACGTCGAGATCGTCGAGCTGCGACCCGGCACCGAGTGGATCCCCCAGCGTGCCCTCGAGCTGTCAGCGACCCACGGGGCACCGATCGTCGTCGACTCGGTTGGCGCGGTAGGCACCGTCAAGGACGCCATCGAACGCGCGATCCCCACCTGGCAGCGCGACCGCGACCTGATCGTCATGAAGACCCAGGACGTCGCCAACGCCGCGGCCGCGTTCCTCGACGCCGTCCTGAACGGGACACTGCGGGCCTGGCCGCACCCTGCGCTCAGCGCCGCGGTCGAGGTCGCGCTGACCCGCCCGCTGGGCGACTCAGGGTTCGCCTGGGACCGCCGCCGCTCGAGCGAGTCGATCGCCCCGCTCGTCGCCGCGTCTGCCGCACTGTGGGGCGCCGAGCACCTGCCCGCCGTGCCGGCCCGCCCGTCAGCGTCCGCCGGGTGAGCGACGTCGTACGACGTCGCCACGACACGCCGCAGGGAATGTCCCCACCCGGGTAGAACATCTGTACATGGCGACCCGGGTCGACTGCTCGAAGAACGCGAGCGTCCCCTACTGCGACTGCGGCTGGCGCGTGGGGCCGATGACGACCCCCGAACGTGCGATCCAAGCCGCAGCCCAGCACCGCGCGACCGCCCATCCTGAGGACCGGGCGTCGGCACAGAACCTGCGTCGCAGGCTCGCCCGTCAGCGGACGAGCTGATGGCCTGGTTCAAGCGGTCCGTCGACATGGTCGAGTCCGCCGCCCGCCTCGAGCCGCAGATCGAGGCGTGGGTCGACCGCTCGAACCTCGAGGAGGTCGCCTTCTACGACGTGACCGGCGAGTTCCTGCGCATCATGTCCCGCGGCGCCGCGATGCGCGTCCCGGCCGTGGCCCGCGCCCGCCACCTCACCGCGGGCGCGATCGCCAAGGCACCCCTGGTCGCCTATCGCGGGGACACGCTCGTCGAGCGGCAGCCCTACTGGGCCTACGGCACCGACGGGCAGCTGGGGGACCTGTCCGCCGCGGAGGCCAAGCGCCTCGGCTTAACGGCCCAGGCCCCGTGGCACCGGATGCTGTGGACGGTCGACGACGCGATCTTCTACGGCACGTCCCTGTGGTACGCCACGGCGCTGACCACCACCGACTCCGACCGGGCCCGCCCTGGGCGCATGGCCCGCGTCCCGTGGGACTACTGGGCCTACGAGGACGGGGCGTTCGTCGACCAGGACGGCCGGCCCCTCGACCAGGCCCGCTGCGTCCTGATCCCTGGCCCGCACGAGGGCATCCTGCGGTTCGGGGAACGCACCATCCGGATCGCCGCCGACCTCGAGTCCGGCGCCGCCGACGTCGCCCAGCGCCCGTTCCGCCTCGAGCTGCACCAGACCACCGGCGCCGAGCTCGCACCCGAGGAGCGCCGCGGCATCATCGCCGAGGCCCGCACCGCGCTCGCGGCCAACGACGGCATCCTGTTCACGAACCAGGCCATCGAGACCAAGGATCACCCGCTGACCTCTGAGCAGCTGCTCGGCGAGGCCCGCAACGCCTCAGCGGTGGATGTCGCCCGCCTGATCTCCACCCCGGCGACCCTCATCGACGCGGGAACGATGGGCACGTCGATGGACTACTCGAACCTCGACCACCGCAACCAGCTGTGGCTCGACTTCTCGCTGGCGCTGTACATGGACGCCATCACCGCGCGCCTGGGCATGGACGACGTGTCGCCGGCCGGGCAGCGCATGGCGTTCGACACGAGCGACCTGACCGCGACCCAGCCGGCCCCCACCGGGTACCCCACGGAGGACTGACCCATGCACCTCGAGCTAGCGTTTGCCGAGCCCACCGCCACCGACTCGACGGGCCGCAGGATCCGCGGTGTGGTCGTCCCGTACGGGGTTGCCTCCGCACCCACGCAGAACGGGAACCGGTACCGGTTCAACCGGCCGCCCACGAACGCCGACCAGCTGGTCGACCTGGTCCGTGAGCACGACGACGACGCCGTCGTGGGGCGCCTCGAGGCGTGGGAGCCGGCCGAGGGGCACCTGGCAGCCACGGTGCGGACCTTCGCGACGACCGCGGGCAACGACGCCCTGGTCGAAGCCTCCGAACAGGTCCGCACCGGCTTCTCGATCGGCGCCGACGCGGCCGGCGACATGGTCCTGGCCGACGACGGCGTGTACGACGTCGCCGAATGGTCGGCCCGGCACATCGGCCTGGTCCGCCGGCCCTCGTTCAGCGCCGCCACCATCACATCGGTCGCCGCCTCCCAGCCGGACCCCGACAAGGAGCCCGAGAAGCCCGACAACGACCAGGACGAGGACGACGACGAGGACCCCAAGCCTGAGGACCCCGACGAGGACGACGACCAGGAGGACGAAGTGACCGACACCCAGACCCCGGCCCCGCCGGTGGAGCTCGCACGCCGGTCACGCCGGCCCGCAGACCTCACGTTCGCCAAGGCCCGCGACGAGCTCGCCGCCGCGGTCCGCCGCAGCCCTGACGCCGCGTTCGTGAACGCAGCCCTGTCCGACATCATCCCCACCGACGACGCCGGCGCCGGGTTCCTGCAGCCGCAGTGGCTCGACGAGCTGTGGACCCCGGTCGCAGCGCGCCGGCCCTACATCGAGTCGATCAACCGGCAGGCCCTGACCACCGGCACGAAGGTCTACGGGTGGCGCTGGGTGGAGACGCCCGTCGTCGGCCCGTACGCCGGCAACAAGACACCGATCCCGTCCAACAAGGCGACGACCGAGCCCGCTGAGGCACCGATCAGCCGCCTGGCCGGCGGGTGGGACGTCGACCGGATCTACGTCGACCTGGGCAACGCCGGGTTCCTCGAGGCGTTCTTCCGGGCCGCGACCCTGGACTACGGCCTCAAGACCGAGGCGATGGTGTCCACCGCGCTGCAGGCCGACGCGACCGACGCGACCGCGACCGATCTACTCGGCGCGCTCGGCGTCATCGCGCAGTCCCTGTCGGCCGTGGGCGCGACCCCCGGGTTCATCGGCGTCGCGTCCGACCTGTGGGGCGACTTCCTGAGCCTGACCGCCGACGCCGCACCGTGGTGGCTCGCGAGCTCCGCCAACGTGTCCCTCGGTGCTGCCGAGGGAGCCGTGTCGGGCCTGCGGTTCTTCGTCGACCCGACGCTTCCGGCCGGGCACGTTCTGGGCGGGGACCGCAACGCGGCCACCTACTTCGAGGCGTCCCCGGCGCCGCTGCGTGTGCAGGCCGTGAACATCCCCAACGGCGGCATCGACATCGCCGTGTTCGGCTACCAGGCCGTGCTCGTCAACGACCCGCGCGCCATCGTCGACGTCGCCGTCGGCCCGGTCATCCCGTTCGAGGCTGACTCCACCAGGAAGGCATCGGCCCGCAAGTGAGCGAGCCGCTGACCCCGCCATCACCGACCTTCACGCCGGCCTGGCTCTCACCGGTCGACGTGAAGGAATGGCTGCGCATCAACGACCAGGACGTCGACGACGACGCCCTAGTGGTGCGCTGCTGCGCGATGACGGAGCTGTACGCGCAACGGTGCCGCCCGGAGTTCTTCACGGGCGACCCGTTCGTGTACACGCCCGATGCCGAGGTGTACCAGGGGGCCGTGATGTACGCGGGCCGCGAGGTGCGCCGGCGCAACTCCCCGGCCGGGATCCAGGCGTTCGCGGACGGGCAGGTGTCCTTCGTGGCCCGCTACGACTCCGACATCGAACGCGCGCTGCGCACCGGGGCGTGGACCCGGCCGGGGGTGGCATGAGATGGAGCTCGGCCAGCAGGTGCGCGCCGTGGTCGACCAGCTCACCGCGGCCGGGATCCGCGCCACAGCAGACGCGGCGGACCTGAACCTGCCCGCCGTGCTCGTCAAGCCACCCGAGCTCGACTTCCGGTTCAAGGCCGGCACCGAGCAGGGCACCTGGGCCATCTACGCCCTTGTGCCCGACACCCTGTCCTACACGGCCCTGGACACCCTCGGCGACCTGATCGACCGCACCCGCGCTGCGCTCGCGGGCAAGGTGGCCACCGGTCGCCCGGTCGACTTCATCACGCTCGAGGGCGTGAGCGTCCCTGGTTACGAGCTGACCTTCACCACCCGCACCCGCTGAGAGGAACACACCATGGCCACCACCGTCGACGGCACCGGGAACCTGGGGCCCGGCACCCTCAAGATCGGCATGACCGGCACCCTGATCGACGCCTCGTGTCTGGTCAACGACGCCCGGATCGACCCGAACATCACCGCCGGCGACAGCAAGAAGATGCTCTGCGGCAACACCAAGTCCGCCCCCGACGACATCGAGTGGGCCCTCTCGGGCAACGTCGACGTCGACGCCGGCATCGAGGACGGGCTGTTCGCGCTCTCGTGGAAGAACATCGGCGCCATCGTCGACTTCGAGTTCACCCCCTCGACCGCGGTCGGCACCACGGTCACAGGGCAGCTCAAGCTCGCGCCGCTGTCGCTGGGCGCCGACGCCGAGGGCGACTACCTCAACTCGGACTTCGAGTACTCGCTGATCAACTTCGACCCGGTCACAGCCGTCGTGTACGGCGACGCCGGCGCCCTGGTCGCATGACCGGTGTCTACCAGGTCACCGGGGCCAAGGAGCTGCGCCGCACCCTCAAGCAGGCCGGCGCAGACATGGGTGATCTCAAGGCGGTGAACCGGCGCGTCGGTGAGCTCGTCGCCGACGCTGCTCGCCCGCGCGTCCCGGTCCGGTCCGGGCGCCTGGTCGCCTCGATCCGCCCAGCCGCGGCCGCAGCCAAGGTCACCATCCGGGCAGGGTCAGCGCGCCTGCCCTACGCCGGCCCGATCCACTGGGGCTGGCCCAAGCACCACATCACCGCCAACCCGTTCCTGTCCGATGCGGCGATCCGCACCGAGGACACGTGGGTCGGCTACTACTTCGACGAGCTGCAGGCCGTCGTGGACGGGGTCAAGGGCGCATGAGCCGCATGAGTGGGGTACGCCAGCACCTGCGGGTGACCACCTCCGAGGGCAAGTTCGACGTCTGGACCAAGCCCTTCGACTACGACCTGCACGGTCTGACCGCCAAGAAGCACGGCTGGCCCGGCCCCCCGGACAACCCAGTCGGCTACCTGCTGTTCCTGGCCTGGTCCGCAGGCCGCCGCGCCGGCGAGATCGAGCCGACGCTGCCGTTCGAGAAGTTCAAGGAGCTCGTCGACGACATCGAGGAGCTCGAACCGGAGGTCGTGGACCCTACGGAGCCGGCACCTGGGGCCGGCTGATCTGCCAGATAGCGGTCGCCACCCACACCCACCCGGGGCCCTGGTGGCAGGAGAGCGAGGAAACGGTCCTGACCGTGGTCGAGATCCTCGAGGACCAGGCCAAGGAAGCCAAGCGACGGAGGTGAACCGGTGGCCAAGACAGCGATCCTCGCGGTCGACATCATCGCCGACGCCACCGACGCCACCAAGGGCTTCGACAAGGCCGCCAAGTCAGCCTCGAACACCGCCGACAAGATCGACGACATCGGCGGCAAGTCCGGAGACACCGCCAGCGGCCTGTCGGCCCTGGCCGGGGCCCTGGACGCGGCCGGGTTCGGGCCCGCCGCCGACGCCCTGGGGCTCATGTCCACCGGCCTGGACGCCACCGAGGGCTCCGCCCGCCTGTTCAAGGTCGCCCAGGACTCCCTGTCGCTGTCCACCATCAAGGACACCGCGGCCCGCATCGCGAACACCGTCGCCACCACCGCCGCATCGGCCGCCACCAAGGCGTGGGCGGCCGTGCAGTGGCTGCTCAACAGCGCGTTCCTGGCCTCACCGCTGACCTGGATCGTCGTCGGGATCGTCGCGCTCATCGCGGTGATCGTCCTGATCGCCACCAAGACCACCTGGTTCCAGGACCTGTGGGCCGTGGCCTGGTCGGCCATCCAGACCGCAGCCGTGGCCGTGTGGGACTTCATCGTCCAGGCCGCCACCACGATGTGGCAGCTGATCGTGGCCGGCGTCAAGCTCTACATCTCGATCTACGTCGGCATCTTCAACGTCCTCAAGGCCGCGATCGGGGCCGTGTGGGACTGGATCGTCGACGCCGCCAAGGCCGCCTGGTCACTGATCCAGACCGGCGTGAGCGCCCTGTCGACAGGCATCAGCGCGGTCTGGGAGGGGATCAAGTCCGCGGCCGGCACGGTGTGGGAGCTGATCAAGTCCGCCGCCAAGACCGCCCTGGACGCGATCCTGGTCCCGATCAACGCGGTCAAGCTCGCCTTCGACAACGTCGTGGCCGCGGTCAAGCTCGTCATCGACTGGCTCGGCAAGATCAAGATGCCCGACGTCCTGGGCAAGATCGCCGACGTCGCCGGCGGGATCTGGCCGTTCGCCGCGACCGGTGGTGGCGCGCCAACCGCGCCTGCCGTGTCCGCGCGCGGGATGACCCGCGCCACCGGTGGCGGCGCCGGGACCACCGTGCAGGTCTTCGTGCCTGAGTCCTCCGACCCGGTCGCCACCGCCCGCTACCTCAAGGCCCTGATCCGCCGCGGTGAAGCAGCCGGCGTCATGTTCGGGCCCGCGTGATGACCGCGCTGACCGGGTACGGGCTCGAGCTGCTCGTCGAGCTCGCGATCGGGCGGGCCGCCGACGCCGGACTGTGGGGCACCTCGAGGTGGGACCAGTCCCGCTGGGGCACCTCTGAGCTCGAGGCCGGCGACTGGCTCGACATCACCTGCGACGTCATCGACGGGCTGCGCCTGGCCGCCGGGTCGAACACCGACGACGGCGTGTCCCGCCGCTGGGAGTCCGCCTCCGCGTCGTTCACCCTCGACGGTGCGCAGTGGGATCCGTGGAACGGCCCGCACGCAGGGATCCTCGGCGACCGGACCCCGGTGCGCGTGTCGTGGCGTGCACCGTCCCTGGTGCTCGAGCTGCTCGAGGCGTTCGGTGTCCATGCGACGTCGTACGACGTCGCAGGGTGGATCTCCGCGTTCAACGGGTTCATCGCCACCCGCGGCTACAGCTGGGACCCGGGCACCCAGCAGGCCGAGGTCCAGTGCGTCGACGGCACCTCGGTCCTGGTGTCCTCCGACCGGGTCGCCCAGCCAGCCCAGGGCGCCGGCGAGTCCGCCGCCGCGCGTGTGGCCCGGATCGCGGCCGCGGCACTGTGGCCCGGCGGGTACGACGTGACCGCCGGCGGGACACCGGTGCAGGCGACCACCCTCGAGGCGCCAGCGTGGGACGAGCTGCTGCAGGTCGCCGACACCGACCTCGGGCTGCTGTGGATCACCCGCGCCGGCGCCCTGGCCTACCGCCCACGCGGACGCGTCGGACAGGGTGTGCGCCTGTCCGGGCGCCTGGTGGTGTGCGAGGTCGAAGAGACCGACGTCGCCGTGATGACGATGGGCCGCAACCAGCCCTCAGCCACCCGCAACCGGGTCAGCATCGCGCGCCGCAAGGACGCGGAAAACTCGGGCGACGCGCCCGTGCCGGCGGTGCGTGAGGACCGCGAGTCGATCGCCCGGTTCCAGGCGCACGACTTCAAGCGCACCGACCTGTGGCACACCGAGGACGCCTGGTCGACCACGATCGCCGAGGCCGTCCTGGCCTCAGGTTCCTGGCCCTCAGCTGCGCCTGGGCAGGCGCTGCTCGATACGGCCAGCGGGGACGATCTGGTGCCGCCCCTGCTGCTCGCCCTCGAGCCGGACATGACGTTCGACGTCGTCGACGACGGAGGCGCCGTCTACCGCGAGGCCGTCGTCGGGTGGGACGTAGAGATCAGGAACGACGACATCGAGGGTGTCCTCTACCTCGAGGACGTCAGCCGCTGGACGTACGTGGGGCACTGGGGCGCCGCTATCTGGGGCGTCGACCGTTGGGGACTGGGAGGCGTGTAGGCCATGGCTACTGGACGTAAGACCGTCGTCGTCGGGCAGGTGATCGACCCCGTCGTCTGGGGCAACCCGCTGTGGGACCAGTCGGTGCAGCAGTTCGCCTCGGACGCCGACCGCACCGCGCAGTTCCCTGTCGGGCAGCGCAAGGCCGGCGCGGTGACGTGGCTCGACGACGTCAAGCGGCTCGACGTGTGGGACGGGGCAGCGTGGCGCCCTGTGTCGCCCCCCTCGCCGGCCTACCTGCAGGCCGCCGACTTCGGCAACAACCAGGGCGCCGCTGGGGCGAACGTGCGCTCAGCCGGCGCCAACGTCACGCTGACCGAGGGTCTGTGGCTCGTACAAGGTGGCATCGCGATCGCCGCGGGTGTCGCCGGGGTCAAGGCCGCGTGGGTGCCCTCAGTGTTCCTGTTCGGCACCGAGAACGAGATGGTGCCCTCCGCTCGAGGGCCCGGGGAGAACGGCGCCGCCCTGGGCGAGCTGACGAGCGTGTGCACCCGCGCCGTCGTGGTCAGCGTGCCACCGGCCGGGATGCGCCTGCAGGTCGGCGCCCTGGCCACCAACGCCGGCCTGGTCCTCGTGATGGCGGCCGCCGGCGGTGGGACACCATCCGCGTGGATCACCGCGACCCGCCTAGCAGGCGTGTGACCGCATGAGCATCGCCGTCAGCGCGAACAACGGCACAGCGCCGACGTCGGCGCTGTCGGCGCTGCCCGGGCACAACGGCGACGGGTCGGCGCACACGGCACCGCACAACACGGCCGCGTCCTACGAACGGCTCCGCGACGCGATGCGCGGTGCCGGGCTCGGCGACCTGGTGCCCTCGGACGGCTGGTCGTGCTACCGCGACCGTGCCGCCCAGCAGCACATGCGCGACATCGGGGCGACCACGATCCCGGTCGGGCAGTCGATCCACGGCGAGTGGACCTACGGCAGCGCCGTCGACTTCTCCAACCTGGGCGGGTTCGGCGCACCCCGGCACGACTGGCTACGCGCCAACGGGGCCGGGTTCGGCTGGTATCAGCCCGGGTGGGCGACGGCTGGCGGGTCGCTGCCTGAGCCGTGGCACTGGGAGTACGACGAGCGGGGAGACCCGAGAGCAGGAGAGGACAACATGCCGAGTGCAGAAGAGGTCGCCGCTGCTGTGTGGGGCTACCCGATCAACCGACCGGGCGCCCCGGTCTCCGACGCCGGAACCTTCCTGGCCGATACCCGCATCGGGGTCGACAAGGGCTCAGCGCTCGCGATCTGGAGCTTCCCGCTGAACGGGACTCACCCGGACACGGGCGGGCACCTGCAGGACGAGGCAGGCGGATTCCTGCGCGACGCGCGCGACCCGAACTACCAGGCGCGCTACATGTGGGACTACCCGGTCGCCGACGCGCTCGGCTCAGACCACGCGAAGAGCTGGCTGACCACTGCGCGCCGCGCGCCCGAGACGAACACGAAGCTCGACACGCTGCTCGCCGAGCCCTCCGCGACCTCGCGAGACAGCCTGCTCGTGCTCGCACTCGTCATCCTGATCGCCGTCGTCGGCGGCGTCGCCGTCGGCATCCTGTCCGAGACACGCGACGGCGTCGTCGCCGGCGTCGCAGCGATCGTCGGCGGCCTGCTCACGATCCTGCTGCGCGGCGTCTCCGGAGGGCGACACGCACGCACATGGCGCCGGTAGATCAGCGGGGCGCCACGTACACGCGCAGCGCACCGTCCGGCCCGTACGGCCCCACCGCGACCAGCCCAGCCCGGCCCAGGCGCCGGATCCCGCCCACCGTCGTGCCGAGCAGCTCTGCGCAGTCCTTGAGCGGCCACAGGCCCGGCGGGATCGCGACACCCACCGCGACGTCGTACGACGACGCGGTGGGTGTCGCCACCGGCACGACGTCGTACGACGTCGCCTTGACGGGCCGAGCGTCGGAGGGGAACCACCACTGCCCGTCGATCATCTGGGCGCCTGGCACGACCGTGCCGGCCCCGGGCTCGACGTAGCGCTGCACCGTGCGCAGCGACTTGCCGATGTGCACCGCGTACGCGGGCATCGTCAGCATCGGGCTCATGCACTGCCTCTCAGGTTGGAGACCACAGATCTGTGGGTTTGTGGTCTTGTGTCCGGTCTGAAACCAGCGGCCGCGACAAGGCGACGCTTGGCGTCGTCGGGCAGCTGGACGTAGCGCAGCGTGGTCGCCGGCGACGCGTGGCCCAGGAGCGCCTGGACGGCGAAGACGTCGTGATCCTCGGCGTAGGTGACGGTGGCGAACCGGTGCCGCAGCGTGTGCGCGGCCCAGCCGGCCGGCAGGAGCCGCGCGACGAGCTTGCCTACCCACCACGGCGACAGGTGCCCGTCGACCTTGCCGGGGAACGCGTAGCCGCGGGCGTCGAGGATCGCGCCGGCGACGTCGTCGGCCAGGGGCACGTAGCGGATCCGCCCGCCTTTGCCGTGCACCATCAGCGTGTAGCCCAGTAGGTCGGCCTGGACGTCACGGGTGTGCACCACGGCGATCTCGGAGCGCCGCAACCCGTGCTCGCCGGCGAGCCGGATCATCAGTGCCTCACGCTCGTCGCACACGCCGAGCGCCGCGGCCGCGTGGGCGTCCGGCAGTGGCCGTGCGCGTGGTGGTGTGCGCCGCACCTTGGGCAGCTCGAGCGCAGGATCGATCTGGACGAAGGATCTGTGCCGAGCCCATCCGTAGAAGGACCGCAGCGAGCCGCGGTGCGCGTGGCGTGTCTCAGGAGCCCACGTGTTCGCGCCAAACCACGAAATAAGATTCTCGCCGGTCACCGCGAACGGGTCGTCGTGGCCACCATTCCGCGCGAGTTGCGCGACGTGCTGTCGTCGGGTGCGCAGGGTCGTCTCAGGCTGGCCGGCCGCGCGAAGGGTCATCAGCCACTCGTCGATCGCGGCGGCCCAGGTAGGTGTGAGGTTCATGCCTCACCCAATCGGCGGCGGGCAGCCCACCATTCAGAGCAGGCGAACATGTCTACGCACTGCCCGAGGACGTCGACCGCGACGCCGCAGCGACCGCAGATCGTGCAGTTGCCGATTCGGTCGACCTTCCGGCCGTGGCTCACGAGAGGTTCCCGTCGTCCCGCAGCTGCTCGAGGCGCTCGAGCAGCTGGGGCAGGAAGTCGGCGCGGCCAGCGAGGGCGAGCAGCTCGGAGATGATCGCGGCGGCGCCGTCCTCGTCGAACAGGTACAGCACGTCTGAGCGCTCGGTCTGCTTGTTGAGACGACCGGCGAGCTGCATCCCGATAACGCGGGTGCCCCCGAACGCGTTCAGCGTGTCGACGAGCACGACGTGCATGTCGTCGAGCAGGACGGCGCCGGTGACGTCGACGAGCGCGTCGCCCTGGCCGTGTGGACTGCCTCCAATGATGCTCATGCGGCGAGCACCCAGGACTCAGACCTCAGATCCGTAGGATCGACCCATGCCGGACGACGACGAGATCGAGCGGTGCGAACGATGCGGTCAGCCACTCCTGCGCACAGGGTGGACGCCTTGTCCAGCCGACGACGACGAGCCAGAGCCCACAGATCCGTAGGTTGCAGGTTCGAGTCCTGCCGGGGGCACAACCAGTCGAGGTCGACGCCGGTCGCCATCGCCCACGCCATCACCACCGATCGACGCGGGGTCACCGCTCCCCGCTCGTAGTTGCTGATCGTGTTCTTGGCGACGCCGAGCTCGCGCGCCAGTGCGGCCTGCTCGTAGCCGGCGCTCTCGCGCGCCTTGCGGAGCCTGTCCGCGACGGTCCAGTCGGGGATGCGTCCGGTCGTCGTCATGGTCATGTGCGCAAGTTTACGCACGCCAGTGCCAAGTTAGGACCGACACACCGGGGATGGTGCTAGGTACCCGGTTGGGTGTAGTCCTAACTTCCTACCCATGAACCAAGACAGCGTGCAGGAACTGATCGGGAGCGGCGAGGTTGCCGAGATGCTCGGCATCGATCGCCGCCAAGTCACGCGCCTAGTGAGGTCAGGCCGGCTCGTGCCGGTGCAAAAGCTCCCAGGGCATACCGGGGCGTACGTCTTCCCCAGAGCCGTGATCGAAGCCCTCCGAGACGAAAAGAGGACGGCGCCGTAGCGGCGGCGCCGTCCTCCAAGGTCTTCGAACCGAAATGAACGCTAGTCCAGAAACCGGCTGGCAGACCACCACCCATCAGGGTGAGTCGTCTGCACGCCCTAGCGCCCGCGAGTGGGACGACAGCACCACCACCCGCATCGACGTCGCCACAGCACTCGAGATCATCGGCACGCCCGCCGCACAGGCACCCAAGGGCCGGCCGACACCCCAGCGGAAGCACAACGCGCGCAAGCACCCGACCGCGTACTGGAAGGGCCCCCAGCTGATGACCGCGCTCGCCGCGGCCGGCTGGGGCCCCCTCGGCGGTGGACCTTCGTCGCGCGCGTTGACCGCAGTCCTCGACGCGCTCGTTACGAAGGTCCTAGACCACCGCTCCGCGCGCGGCCGCGCCGTGGTCGACGACATCGCCGTGGCCGCCCGCTACTGCGAGGACTACACCGCGACCAAGCTCCGCGAGCTCGAGGACCTCGAGCTGCTCGTGTGGCGCCGCGCCGACATGGTGCGCAAGCGCCGCGGCGGCCGTACCCAGTCGTGGTTCGAGGTGTCCAAGGGCCGCCTCGTCGACTTGATCCTCGAGGGCCGCGGCGTGCGCGACGCCGAGCGCACCGAGCGGATCGACGCCACACGCACACGCATGGCCGAGCTGCGCGAGAGGTGGGCGCAGGCAGCACGCGAACGAGCGCTCAGGAGGCGAAAGGCCTGGTCACAACAAGCCGAAGGCCCTGCGGACATTCCGTTCGCTTCACTCACGGAGGTATCAGAGGCGACCGCCTCAGGGGGCCGACAACCACCACATCCACCACCCGACGCCATCTGGACACAGATCCGAGCGGCCAAGGAACGAAGGAGACGGACGTGAGCCTGTTCGTGACGATGTCGTTCGACGACGAGGACCCCGACGTCCATGCGCACTTCACCGCGTACGCCCAGGCCCTCGACGACACCAACCCCCGCGAGATGGCCCGAGTACTCCACGCGCTCGAGGAGGCGCTCGAGGCGTACCGCGTCCGGATCACCCGGGCTCGGCACAACCTCGAGGCCCGCATGTCCAAGCCGGCAGCCCAGGAGGCGCCCGGTGGTCAATGACAAGGCCGCGGCCTCGTTCCACGGGTCGCCGCCCGTGCTGTACCTCGTTGTGTGCGGGCGTACGCACGTCCTGCTCGACGAGCTCACCAACGAAGCCCTAGCGGTCGACGTGGCCCTCGCGCACGACCAGGTACACCACTGCTCGCCGTGGGTGCAGTACCCGCTCGAGCACATCCACCAGGAGGACTCGTGAAGTACCCCGATGGCGAGGCCCAGGCACGCATCCGCATGGCGCTGAACAAGGTCTTCCTCGAGCTCGACGTCGACCCCAACGATGTCGACTCCATGCTCGTCGGCGTCGACGGGATCACGTTCACCCTGACGGTTCCCATGCCGGTAGCCCCGATCGGTCCCTAGTGTTCGCACGAACGTTCGAGACATGTAGCGCCTGCGTGTCAGATAATGGGGCATGCGGTACGGGCAGGCAGAGTGCGAGCACGGCACCCCGGGCGGGTCGCCGGCCACGTGCGCGCTGTGCCGTGTGGTCGCTGCCCGACGTGCCGAGTTCGAACTGTGGGCCGATCCGCGCATGCTCGCTGCGGCTGACCGATGAACCCGCAGCTGGCGCAACGGTGCACCAGCTGCGCCAAGCGGCACTCCCCTGCCGTGCCGTGCTGGCGCGGCAGGTACGTGCACCGGGTACTGCTCGCCGTGCTGGCCGAGCACGGCGACAGGTGCGTGCACTGCGGCCGGCCCGGGTCGACCAGCGTCGAGCACGTCATCCCCCGCAGCTACGGCGGGCTGGACACACTCACCAACTGCCGCCCCGCCCACCTGCTCCACAATCTCGAGCGCGGAACAAAGCCGATGCCCGGGTTCGCACTGCCCACGACGTCGAGGCGGTGGTGATTTTTCTGGTGCCAGGGGGGCCCGGAAGCCCCG